ACCATTACCGGAATCGGTAGCGGTCGGATCCCAATACATACCTGGGTCGTCGTACCACTTTGAACCACCTTTCAATTGAAGCATCAAAGAGCGAATTACGTTCATGTCGGCTTCTAATGATCCTGATACTGTAGGCTCTGCAACACCAGCGGTGTTTACACTAGCCACTGCATCATCATAAGTAGCAGAACGTCTAATTTGTTCTAATTGTCTTAGTAAACTTCTAGCCATTGTGATTTACCCCCTAATTTTTTACTAAAGTTAATTACCTAGCAATCTGTAATTCTTGAATTCTCTTTCTGAGCATCCTACAAAGAGAGTCCTTACCAGCGAGCTGGTTTGCTTGTTGAAGTGCATACCTCAGCAAGTTAGGATCCATAATTCGCGGTAAAACCTCCCTTCCTTTCCTAACAGATAACTCAGTAACGTCTTTCACCGTTAAATCCTTAATTTTGGCCGTTATTTCATCTTTACCTTCATATGGGTCAGTGTTTTCCTCTACCTTTGGTTCGATTGTCTGTGGCTTTTCTTCCTTTAGTTCGTCCACTAAATCTAAACTGTCGCCGGAGAATACAATTTCCCACATGTCTTCATTCTTTAATTTAATATTTCGAAGCCAGTTAACAAATTCCTCTCCTTCCGCCAAACCGTGTTTTACTCCATACTGTGCGTAAATTGTATCAAGAGGAATTTTCTCGCCCGGTCGAATAGACCGCTTCATTGCGTGTGTCCACATATAAGACTTGTTTCTAACATAACCATTCATAATAAAACCTCCTATTCCTTTTTTATAATGAATTTGTCTTTTCCTTGTCCTAATTAATACCCTCTGTATATAAAGAGGTTAGTTAAAGACAGACCCCAGGGCCGGCCCGTCGGCTTATGATGCCTGTTCAAAGCGTCACGGTTGACCTGGGATTTACCTGTCCTAACTAAGAAATTTTATTATAGTACCCCATATACATCTTCTGTACACAGGGTACTATAAACAGTGATTATTGAAAAAATCAAATTACAGAGATCTGTCGATAATACCAATGCCGATCATTCTAGAATCTAGGCAAGCGAAGCCAATTTCTGCCCAACCAAAGAAACCTGCTTTTTGTACGCGAAGCAGAGTTGGATCATCATGAGCCTCATATTCTTTCCGAATAGGCATTACGAGAGAATCATTGACACTGAGATCGAAACCAATAATCTGTGTCTCGCCTAACGTTGAAACTGTACCGTCGGCGGCTGTAATGTTTGGATTGTCCAATGTGTAACCATTGTAAATGTTTGAAATCGGCGCTGTAAACTTTCCGTAAGCAGAACCGTAACCATTAATGTTATACAAACCGGTTGCACCTAGATGCTGAACTTCGTGCAATGCGACTTTCCAAATTGAACCCATTCCAGAAGCCTGGAAAATCTCACGCCTGGTAACTGGGTCAATATCTGTATCTGTCCATTCTCTAATATCAGCAGCGTCTTCCGGAGAGATATAAAGATCTGTCAACGTCCTACCAATTCTCCTGAACCCAACAATCATCTTGTTTACGAGTTCTTTGGACAGATATCCTGCTCCAGTTGCGCCAGGGGCAATCTCATAAATAGGTGCTGGACGTGGGCCAAGAAGACCCTTACCGGAAAAAGAAGATGTAGCGGCCGGCATAATAACCCTCCATCCGCACTCTTCTTCGTAATTTGCCAAATCTTTAGCTACTCTAGCAGCGGCTCTTTGAGGAATATCAATACGAGAATCGCGTGCGTAGGTAATTTTCCAATCCGCACTCGCATTAATACTAAATGTAGGAACAAAAACCTCTTCCCCAATACCCTCAATAAAGTTCTGTGCCATATACCCTAGGCCAGGAAGAACCCATACAGGAACTTCAAAATCTTCTGCAACGGGATACACAGCCTGTGCACCAGGAGCTAACCTTTCAACTGCAAACAGCTTTCTCATAATTGACTCCTGCTCAATCTTTTGAAGAATAGGAGTCGTAAGAGCAGCTGCAAAAGCTCTGTAAGCAGCAAGACCTTCGGGCGTAGTAATATTAGAAGTTGCCTTAAACAGTTCTTGCATTTCACGCTTATCCATATCCATATTTACCATTCCTCCTTGGTTAATAATTATGGAGACACAATAAATTTCAGTGTCTTAATCCACATAATAAACTTAAATAAGAAGCTTTATCCTGATAGGATAAAGAACTGTATTGGCCATATTAGCCACACACTTCGCTGAACCAGCGCCCTTAAGTACTTTAGCTACTACTATGTCATCACATCTCTCACCGGCGGCGTCTGATCCATCAGAGTTTACACCAGAGTTTGTAACCTTGGCGTCGTCTGCTGCTGGGTATAGACTCATACCTGGCTTCATATGATATCCAGAATCGGGTGTGCCAGCCACTGTATTTTTACAAGTATAGTGCACTGTGTCCCAAATACCTAGATGTGCAACACCAACTGGGGCAGACTTATGTCCAATAATCGCACCACTGGCATTGTAGTAAGGCTGAGCAATAGCGTCGCTGGAACCCAGATCGCCGGGCATATAAAATCCAGACGGATGTACCTGATGGTAACCAGTCTTAACTTTTTGCTCTAGAAATCCAAATGGATCCTCAGTAACGCCATGAGCCATCTTTTTTACCATAGGTTCTTCGTTGGTAGCATCAGGATCCAAATAAATTACAGAACCTGCATAAGCAATAACACCGCCAACGCCCGCAGCGCCGAAAGATATATTTTCAGCGTAACTGCAGAATTGATTTTCTACAACAGGATGTCTTGGAATAAACATATCCTTTTTCCTCCTTTAGCAATTCTCTATTAGAAACTCTATTAACGAGATTTAATAATTTCTTCGGCCATTGCTTTTCCAAGCCTGGCATATCTTTCCATTACATCTCCAGTTGGCTTATAATCCATGTTCAATGCAGCAAGAATGGCTTTACCTGGGTCAATATTAACAGGAGGAGTCGTAGGTTCTTCCTTTACTTCCTCTTCCTTCTTTACTTCTTCTTCCACAGACGCTGCTTCATCAACCTTAACTTCTGGTTCTACAACAACTTCTTCTATCTTGGGCTCAACAACTTCTTCTTCCTCAACTGAAGCGGCTGCAGCCAGCTCGTCTAAAACAGCCTGTCTGATGGATACTAACTCGTCCCTGTAAGCCACAAAATCCTCATCTGACATCTCTCTAATTTTGGCAAATTGTTTTGCCTTGGCTTCCTCGTTGTTGTGAACTATGCAAGCCTTTACCAACTCGGAGATTCTTATATCAGTAGCTCTATCCTTCTTAATCGTTTCCAAAGCAGCTTCCTTTTCAGCAAGCTGTGTCTTCATCGCATCTAGCTCTTTCCGGGCCGCCTCCAGCTCAGATTCAAGAGTAGAAGCTTTGGTATCACTTTCTGAAAGTTTGGACTCGAGTTCTTCAAATTCTGCATTCTTCTCATCAAGAGAGTTCGTAAGGTCTTCGATGGTCGCTGCAGCTTTCTGAAGAGCTTCTTCTGTCTTCTTTCTCATGTCCGCTTCTTCTTTTTCAGAAAAGATAGTAGCTACGTGAGCCTCTATATCTTTCTTCAACTTTTCATCCATAGAAGCAATACCTCCTTAAAAATTTTAAATTGTTTAAAACCATTACACCAAATAGATACCAACCTATTTTTACAAAATCCTTTTCCTAATCCAAAAATTTTAATGCTTAGGGCAAGCTAGGAGCAGCGCCCCTATTACCCCCTACAATTCAGACTTTCCAAATCTGGGTCAACACCCAACATAAACATGACATCGAACCCAATGTCCGCTCCAGCGTTTGAAGATGACTTGATAGATACGACGTTTGTTGTGGTGTTTTTGTCTATCCACCACCCATACCCAACATCAGACATAGGACTCGCCGTAAAGCTTCCATAAGTAGCTAGATCATAACCATGAAATTTGATACCGCTGGCAATAACTATCTCATCAGTACCAGAAACCATGGTGAATGAATCGCTCCATAGGAAAGGAATGGCGTGGTTATTGCCAAGATTTTTGTAGATCATTTTTGTATTATCGTCGCCATTTATTCTACAAATCTTAGGTATACTTCTTCGGCTTCCAGAAAGTGCTTGGGGCATAACCTATTACCTCCTTTTCAAATATTTTGATGCACCACCTAAAGCGGCGGTAAGCTTATCAACAAGCTCTTCTCTTTTATCACTTAGTTCGGATTTTTTTAGAAGTTTCTTGGCATACGCTGTAGCCACTTTTGATATATAAACAACTCTATCTCTTAAGTTTTTTAAACAATCTGGGTCGGTTGTATCCCTTGAAAATGAGGAACACCCCTCATCATACAACGCACACCAGTTCTCGTGTAAAATCTCGGTGTCGGGTCCAATAAAAGTATCAGCATAGACATACTTTTTATAGCTTACACATATACCGACAGTGTCATCTCTTGTTATTTCCGACTTATCTTTATTTTCCAAAGCGTTACTCACCTCTGGTGTAGGGATAAACTCCTCTATATTAATAGAGGTTACATTATTATTGTCATCTAAATTAAAAACTATAACACCACCTTCCGTCTCCAGCTTCTTAGATTTTGCAGTTTCTAGAATAACAGATGGCGGATTTGCTGGGTTTTTAACAATACCACACCCAGAAAAAATAATCCCCCGAAGAACCCTTGCAAGCTTTCCGGAGGCTATCTCTTTACCAGACCGAATAACTTTCGCCATCATACCGAATATATTTTTTTCGGAGGCCAAACCCAACGCCTCAGCTTCTTTCTTATCTAGTATCAAATCTCCAACTTTCACATCGAAGTCCTGGTAATAAGCCTCCATACTAACCTTCCATTTACCAGATGCAACTTCCTCAGCAATGTTAGGAAATCTGTTCTTGTAGAGAATTCCAGCTATTGCAACATGCATATCAACGACATCAACAGCAGACGTCTCTTTTACAGACAGATCATCTAACTTTAGTGGATTTCCGTCTTTATCCATAAACGCTCTTTCATATATGTGTCCTATTATCTGATCTTCTGCGTGTTCTATGTCTAATGCTTTATTTACAATTGACTTTTCTGCTTTGACAAGTTCTGATGGAAGGAAATAGGCGTGGTTTAAATTTTCTCCGGATGAAACAAATATGGCCGAGAAATACAACAAATCCGGTTGTTTATCCTTATCGGCCGGCAAGTTTATTGCCTTAGATGCCTTCTCTCTTAAAACGTCCGTTTCTTTATGAAGCTCTATATTGGCCTCTAAATACATTTTTTTATTTTTTATTTTTGCCACTTCTAGACCTCCTTGAAATTACTAAAAAATAAAACAGTCCCTCATTTATATAAGGTTAGTTTATTCCTCAACTTTTTCTTTTCTTAGTTCTTCTATTCTGTCTAACAACTCTTGATACTCTGTATCGGACATGTCCTTAACTATCTCATCAAAAGACAAACTAGCTGCCTTTTTTTGAGGAACCTTTGTTTTTGTCTTTATTTGTTTCTGTGGTGGTGCTACTTTTTTAGGTGCTGCTGGTTGACCTTTAGGCCTACCTTCAGATGGTGTACTTTTAGGTGTTTTTTGTGTTTTCTGTATATTACCGCTTGGTTGTTGTGCAGGAGCCCCAAACACACCACCACTCTTTGCTTGTTGCCAAGGAGATCCAATGATACCAAAAATACCATCCTGAACAATCGGAAACTCCTCTTCCATGTTCTTTGATTCATTAAGATAATCAAAGCCCAATTCTTCGAGCGCCGTTCTGTAGCTCAACATTCTTCTGTCAACTAAACTAGAAATAGTGGCCATGTAAAGAATAGGATCTTTCAAAATAGCCTCATCCCACCTAATTTTTGGAAATCTGTCAAAACCCATAGCCTCGGCTATCTGTCGATATTCATCATAAATCCACCTAGTAATTTGTTCCCTTGCATAGGTTATTTCCTCGGTCAGGCCCTTGACCATCAAAGCTGCGCCAGCTGGATTAATGCTAGTACTTCCATCAATAAGCGCCCTAGAAACAGCCAAACCACCCGTTATATCCTCATTAACCTGTTTGTATTTATCTTGACCAAGAATGGAACTAATTTCTGGAGAAACTATCTTTTCTACTTGAAGTGTATGATTCCAAACAACATCAAAGCTCTTGGATGGTGTATTAAACAACTGTGCAACAGCCTGTAATTCTTCTTGTGTTGTCACAGGATACTCGTCTGAGCCGATAGTTATCTTTAGGATATAGTTTGTAATACCATCTAAAGTACTTAAATCTGCATGCCGTAAGGATTCTTTGTAATCCAACGATTCAAAAATTCGAGTAGACCTTGGTTTAGCATATCTCTCATACGGTTGTTTTCTATATGTAATTGTTCCAACAAGTCTTGAATCTAATGGAAAAGAACCACCTTTCTGTGCAGCACTTTTTAGATCGGACGGCAAAATTTTTATAAGCTCTTTTTCATCGAGGCTAAGGTCGGTCTTATTCAACAAAGCACGAAGTTCTGGTGGAATTTCCAGCGTTATCTTCTGTTTGTCAAACAACAAACTTCCTTCAACTGTTACAAGCAGTGGGTTTAAAACCGTATAGGCTATTGGAAGATGACCTTTGGACCATAGATTCTTTTTAGCAGCTTTTTCACCTGTTGATTTTTGAACCTTAGGCTTCTTCCCTGGAACAGGAGATAAATAAGAAACCCTGGGCTCGTAGTTTGCAATCGCTTTGTAAGTTGTGACGTGGCCAACCCTAAAAAAATCTAAATAAATCCACCCCAAGAGTTCTTTAAAACGAACATCAAATGTCCACAAATCATAAAAGTTTTTTATGTTCTCATCGTCTATGTCGTTTTCAAATCCTTTGCATGCCAGGTTTGTAAGCACGTTTGTTACAGACCCAACCAACGGGTCTATATAATAATAACGCATGGCGCGCTTAAAAGACTCTTTGGGGTCTTCTGTATAGGGGTCTTTCTTGATGAGGTCTAAAACCTGCCGATCAATAGGGTCTCTAGTTACAGTAGCAGCCTGTTCCCTGGGAAGAAAGGCCAGCACCTTCTTAGTTGGGTTCATGTAAAAAGTAGCCTTACCGGACTTGTCATCTACCTCAATTGCATGTAGACCTATATCTGGGTAGTGCTCCTTTAAATCTGCTGTAACTTTTTGAAGTGTATCTTTTCTCATAACTACTCCTTATCTCTTAGTTTTCCCACCCACACCCATTTTAACAATTGTATTTAGTATACCGGACTCCTCTTTAAATTGTGGATGACCTTTATCAATTGTTCTTACAGCTGCG